CTTCTCTGGCTATGATCATGTGTGTGACACAATTCTGATCATATGTGTCATTGCCGCCACTAGATGTGCTATGTCCCGGATTTAAAAGCTCTCCTTCCAGTATAAGGAGCGCATTAGCCGTGTCCGATGTAATGGACTGGTACAAAAGAAAGAAAGTTTCCTTCTGTGCGTCAGAGAGAGACTCGTACCACTTTCCACGTATGAGGCACATCCAATTTATCCTTCTATAGGACCAAAGACACCTGAAAGACGTGGACTTATCAAAGTGTTTGAAGTCCAAAAGCACTACGCATGGTTTCGTAAATTCCCTCAAAGCTCTGATATTTGAGAATTCCTTAGAAAACACAGACATCCCACCCAACGTGTGTCTAAGAGTTCTAGAGAGAACTGCTATTTGCACCAGTGCACTCGTCAGAATGTGAGGGCAGAGAAACCGGTCGAATTCAGAAGGGGCAAAAATACGTATCTTACGTTGATCAACCTTAGATTTAGATCGCGGCTCATCTTTTAACGTGCCACGCGTTATGACTCCCTGTCTTATACCTTCCCCGTACAAATCAAGAAGCTTGTCTATCTTCTCCACAATATGTGGGGCTAAGCCGACCGTCTGGTCCTGATTGTACACCAAGTATTCGCTTTTCTTCCCACTATATGGAAATCCAGCGCCTGTTGTACGCTTAATTCCCTGATGTATCGCACTACTATGAATTCCGGATATACTCGGACTTACATCACCTCTATATTCTAAAGGAGCATATAGGTCGTAAATATGCGGAACAGAGCAAAACTTCTCAATGAGAAACCCCACAACACACTCATGAAACGGTATGTAAGGGTGCCTCATTTCGGAATTAAGCTCCTCAATACAATGTCTGTATGGGGATACGTACACATTCTCAAAATATGTGGCATCAAATCTAGGCGGCACGCTCGTATGCGTAAATTCAGGAAAAGCTTCCTTAATATCTTCCGCCCACGGATACACTTGGACGCAAGACTTAGGAAAAACCCTACTATTAGCTACATATGCCATTACTTCTGTCGTGCCATAGACCTCTTTCACTCTATCGGCCTGCTTAACATGAAACATATTATGGCGAGTAGTAGGTCCAGATTCAAAATTCATGGGCATATCGTCATCATTCCTGAGAACATCAGGAAATGAAGATGGAATAGCCATACCGAAATGTTCAAAACTGCAGGACGACTGAGTGATAGGAAGAGCAGCCACCCTGCTTATCTCTCCACTCTGTGAAGAAGTAACTACAAAGGTGGCCGACAATACTCCTACTATGCACGCCCAGTTGGGATGTACGGCCAACATCACGCCTCCACAAATACCTTGGAAGCTTTGAAACGCAGAATCGTCATCGCAATAAAAGACAAAGTGCCTAGCAGTGTACATTACGGACGAGGATCCATCTTCTGTCACGCTCTGTACACGTTCCATGGACATACCTCTCTTTACGTGAATGTTTCCAGCACTATCATTATATATAATCGCGGACCTGAACTGGCTCACATTACATTGTTGGACAACATACTTAGTAAGAGATCTGTACGCTCGGGTATGTACACAAAACGCCACTATATCATTAGTAGCATCTATGTGCCGAGAAAACCCCGGAAAGGACGATTCTTCACCTTTCGCGTAGCAGATTCTGTCCACTACGCGCACTTCTTCACCATTAATGCGTTTCGTTACTGACAGATTGTGACCTTCATCTAGGAGATACCGCACAGCGTGGTACACTGTGCAAACAAGATTGGAATGTATGTAAAATCCCCCAACTTTGTGCTTGTCTCCTCTCGGTGTCATCACTTCTATGCGGACCATATTTTCTATAATCTTGTCCCGTAGTGTTTCAAATGAAAGCTTCGAATCGGGAGGGACTATACATTCAGTCTTACTCCCCCAGAAGCTTTTCCTGAGACTAACTACGTCGCAATAAGGGACACTAAACGGAAGATCAGGTCTGTCTGCAGCAGGCCTCGCTATTCTAACGTCATCACGCTCCAATATCGGTTCTTCAGGAGGCCCATCTGACGAGCGCTTCTTCTGCAGAGTTTGCACTATCGAATACGAAG